TTAAAGAATAGTGATGCTTCTTTGTTTTTTATCCATCCGTGTTTTACATCCTTTTCGTCTAACCCTAAGGAGTTAGCTTCTTTCTTTATGGCTCGGTACTGATTTAAAATCTCTGCTTCGTCAGCTTTCAATCGGAATCTAAATTGTGTCATAAAGGATATTTAAAGTTTTTCAGTAGCCAGTTCGTTACCATACCTACTGCAAACCCCAAAACTAATAACAATATGTTAGGTTTAGTATTTTTACGTTTTTCCGTTTTGTACTTGACAACCTCTACTTTTTCAATCATTCTTAAGGTATCTCGTTTTAACTTATATTCGATACGCGTCTCAAAGCGTGTTTTAGGCACTTCTAAGCGTTTGTAACGCACTATTGTATCTTTCTGAACAATTACCTTCTCCCAATAAATTGAGTCTCTTAAAACGTACGGAATTGAGTCTATCGTAGAAATGCGAATTGTATCAGCGGACTCCCCTACGCTAAATCCTTTCTTTATTGCTCTGCGTAAGTGATAGTTAGCCGAGCATCCTGTCGCAAATATTGCCAAAATTAGCGACAAAATCAGGCTATAAATTGAAAGTTTTTTCATTTTTATCAGGTTATAGGTTTAAAATTCGTTTACAAGGCAATAGGTTACCAGCTTCTCACGCTTCAGCAGTTGAATCATCAGCTTATAATTAGTGATGTTGTTTACAACTTGACATCCTGCACTCCACCATCCGATAGTAGTTCCTGATGGCTTACTCAAATCGTATGTATTAGGATGGAAGTTGATTCCGAAATATCCTTCTTGTAACACTCCTTGCTCTTCTGATTTATCATCTTTGTCCGTGTCTCGGTAGACTTTGACTTTGTTGCCTAACTGCAAAAGTCCTTCAACCTTTCCGTTGTGCTTACCAAACTTCCATACGTTGTAATACCACTCGTCCGCTTTAAGGATGGCAGCTCCGTCTTTGTTTACTTTCTCAAACTGGCGAAGTGTTGGTGTTCCTGGATTTGTAGTTGCTGAAGTAACTAAGACAAACTCCTCTTCTTTAAAGAGGTAGATTTTATCATCAAAGCGATTAGGCACATCATCTTGTGAGCGAATCCCAAGTAGCCAATATCCTGCAGGAATTTTACCAAAAGACGCAAGGCTCTGAACCTTGTCAAGTAATTGTTTGTCGGTGTAAGGTTTTACCATAACGTGTTTTTAAAGGTACAAATGTCCAGTTTTTGCCACTATAAAGTAGACATTTTAAGTATTTTTCACCTCAATTAATTAAATTACCCCGACAACATTATCATCGGGGGGTTCTCGGTGTTCACCTATGGCAAGCAGTCGAGTGGAGTCATTTTAATTCTTCGACTTGCTCTTTGCCACGCTTAACAAAGGCAATAAACTTATCCCAAACATTCACACCAGTTACTGAGAAGTAAGATTCGTTAATTGATTTTACTTCCGTGAATACGCAGAACGCAGTAAATGCTTTTGTCATTAGCAAATCAACTGAAATAAAGTATCCTAATAAATCGGCTAAGACAAACTTTTCAAGCAAGAATATAAATACTATCGCACCACTATACAAAAGGCTCTTAGAAATCGTGTTAGATAGCCTACGGGAGCGGATTGAAGTCCATCCGTGTTTACGTACGCTGCGCCAAATGCCAAAGCAAGTATCTAAAATGATAGCAAGAATAGCCAACAAGACCATTGGTTTAATCGGTGCTAACACGGACACCATAGAAATAAGGAGAAGAGATTTAGTTTTCATATTGATTTAAAATGTGCCAAGTTAGATAAAAGGCATAGGTTGCAGCAAGTAGTTTTTGATAAATGTGTTCTCCTTCAATTATAAGAGCGATAGCGGTGAGGTAGCCACACACGAAGTACATTGAACCTATAGCGTCTTTATGCTTCATTAGAACGGACTTGGTGTAGGTTTAGGAATGTAGATAGTCAAAGGCAAATCTTTCACCCACTCAGTTGCAGGATTTATAGTGTTTGCAATCTCCTCTACTGAAATTATCCAATTGTCGTTAAGGTCTTGAATAGGATTGTAAAACGAGTCAGGTGCGTAAGCTACTCCGATTAATTCGTTTTTTTGTAACTCAGTCAATAAACCTACTAAGGTTGTTACATCAATGTCAGTTAAATCTTTTGTGTTGTAAGTTATCATACTTGGCGAGATAATGAGGTTTGGAATGCTTGAACTCGGGTGTATAGGTTAGCTGCTTCGGTGTTGGTTAGTCCGTCTCCGATAGAACTAAATGCACATTGATGGTCTGTATATTCAATTGCTACTGAATTAAAATTAGCAGCACCTAAAAAGATAGGTAAATTAACATTTGATATTAATCTTACTTTTGTTGCAATAGAAGTTCCGTTTTTATATAGTCTTTCATCACTTGCAATGTTACTACCTTGAATTAAACCTGTAGCAGCAGCAGTAGCTGCAAGTGTATAACCACCAACACTTGTACCAAAAGACGTATAAGCACTTGAAGTACCTGTATATCTACTTGCTAACATTGTGTCATTTACACTTAATTGACACCCCATATCATAACCCTTTGCAGTATTTGTTCGGTTATAATAAGACATATGTCGTGTTGTAGCACTAAAGTTAGTTGATTGATTAAACTTCGTATCAGCATATCCATTAGTTCCATTAGGAGTAGCACCATTACTTGAATGCGTCCATCCTCCGTTGAATACTAATCTAAAGGCAGCGTCTAAATCTCTCGGGTCTTTTAAGTTCCACTTGTGAGTTGTAGCAGTACCACCAACAAACGGATAAATAGCTTTCATTTTAGTCCACGTTCCGTCTGCTTTCATACCTACTACAAGGTTGTTGATTGCAATTTGTTGAGTAGGGTCAGTTATAGCAGCAGCAGTAATAAACGCTTGTGCGTCTGCATCAGTAGTAAGTCCTACTATATCAGTTAAGCCTGCTGCGGATAAAAAATGTGATTTACCCCAATTAATTGCGTTGTTTGCGCCTTGACCCCAACCTATTGAGTTGTTTGCAGCACCATCTCCCCATCCGTTGCTATTTGCCATCTTTTATAAGTTTAGTTAGAAAAACACGAAGTTTCTCAATGTTTTCTTCTTTTGGTTTGTATGTTCCTACCTTAGTTCGTGTTCTCATATATACCAGCCTGTGTAATTATTTGCACTATCAGGGTACATATCCCCGTTGCTATTTGTAGTGTACTCTGGAAACAAGTTGTTTCTAAATAGAATGTAATCAATAAATCTCTCCGTGTAGTGTTGAGCAATTTGACGTTCCTTTTCGATTAAGAAGTCTACTTCGTTTTTATCTACGTTCTCAGAGTTCTCAGATGAGTGCTTATAGACTCCCTTATTAGCAATTGTGTAAGCCGCAAAAGGTAAGTATTCAACCATTGCCCAATGGATCAACATTGGCTTTACATAAGTGTTTACCAAAGTAGCGTAGTTACCGGCTAAAGTACCTGCGGTGATATCCGTTTGTATCTTCTGAAGTAGCTTAGTACCTAAGTAATTTTGAATGTGAATGTCCTGAGCGATTTTAATGAACTGGATAAACTTGTCCGTGTCCACGTTGCCATTAACGGCAGTAAACCTAACTAAATCGTCTCTTGTTATGAGTAGTGCAGTTGCCATTATTTGCCGTATGTTGGGTTAGTAGGTAAAAAGCCGTTGTAAGGCATATCAACAGGTCTTTGAGAAACCAAAGCCTCGTTCTTGATTGTGTAGCCAAACTTAGCTGCTTTCGCTTGTGCGATTTGTCGAGCGTTAGGGATATCTAAAGCCTTGCCTTCAAATGCTGCGTAAACTTGTTTGTTCCATCTATGGTGACAATTGCCGCCACCTTTGTAAAGCCAAATAGAATAAGTATCAGCTCCTTTAGGACCCCATCCTTTGTTGACTGCTTGACTGCCCATTTTTAAAATATCCTCTTTTCTATAAATCTTTTTAGCACGCATCATTGCATTGCAGAATGGTCTTGATTTATCACTTGGTTCTGAACCTGCATAAACGTAGCGAGTTACGAACTTAACTCCGTCAATTACCTTGTCTTGCTTGTCTCTTAGGTTTGGACGTGCATCGCCTGTACTTACAAAGTTGTACACCTTGCTGAGTAGAGACGTTTTAGGCTCTTTAGAGAGCATTTCGTTCTCTGAGTCGTCCGAATCATAGTCAACAGCAAATTCGTCTATTAAAATCCAATTTTCTAAAGGGTCTTCTCCGAGTGCAATAAGTGACTCAGCAACCTCATTTTCTAATTGTTCGTGTTTGCTTAACTCCGTACCAGTTTCTTCAGATACCTGCTCTTGGTTTTGTGCGTTTTCTAAATCCGTAAATTCAAGCGGTTTAAGCGTCTTAAAGAATAAGTTGAGAGATATACCGTTAAATGATAAGATAGTGTCTAAGGCTTCAAGTATTTCGTCCTGAAGCGGTTTAATCACCATATTGTTAAATAAGATAAACGAGTTTTGAAGCTCATCAGCGTTTGAACTAAATCCGTTTGCGCCTGCAATACCGAAAAGTAGTGGCGACGTTACGTTGTGTCCGAGCATAATCTTACGCATACACTCCTCAGATAGGTAGGTGTAGTGTTCAGGAGCATCATTAAGCGGTAAATCGTCTACCGTTGTTTTCGTGTCCATATTGTCATTGAACGCAACGATTACTTTCTGACCTTTAGATCCTGTAAGTTTACCTAAAACCTTATTTGTGATGATAGACTGCTGCTCTTCAGTAGGCACTCCGTTGTTGAAGTTGACTACTTTAGTTCCTGAGAATCCGTTTTTAACTTCGTTTATCAGGTAATCGGCTATTTCCTCTTCCAATAGTGCGTAAGGTACTGCGCCTTGATAGTCAGGATAAGCATAATACTTCATTCCTACTGCGTAAGGCTTTGAAAATAGAATCTCAATCTTGTCTTTAGAAGTTCCAAATGCTGGTATTCTTGTAGGTGGGTATTTCTTTACGTCAGTCCAATCATCCGAGTAGTAGTAGGCTTCAATTTCTCCGTCTTTGTTACACTTTTCAGCTCTAAGAAGATTCACCGGCATATGAAAAGCCTTTAGGATTCTATCGTGCTTATCGTTGTAGTGTACCTGAATAGCAAACTGACCAAGCATCTTACGATCAATAGCAATCTTACGCAAACAATCCTTATTGAAAAGAGCCATAGCTTGAGCGTACTCATTAGGCTTACGAGAAGCGTCTACAGCAGATATACCACGTCCGTAAACCAAACGTGAAATGTTATTGATAATTGCCGAATTCGTTGTGGAGTTCGTGTATCTATCCAATAGAAATTGGTAGTAGTTATTGTCCTCTCCGTAATCTACCCAAGCCTCACGCTTACTCTCCTGAATAACGGGAGTAGTGTAAGATGATAGATTTAGAACGTGTACATTGTTACTCATATACTATGTATGTATTTGCAGTTGTGTTAGATGTGTACTCTCCACTATTTACGGAGAATGAAACGATATTTTGGTCAGTACAAAAGATTCTATCCTTATAAACGATGTCCGAGTTTTTGTACAAAACCAAGTCATAAAAGTGACCTTCTTTTAAAGCAAAAGCTGCCGTAATTGTGTTGACGTAGTCACCTGATGTTTGAGATACTATTGTTACAGTTACCGGAGAGTTTGTTTGGTCGTCAGTAATTACCATTGAGGTAGGTGTGTCTCTTGGAATAAATGAGAACGTCTGAGCTGATGTTGATGTCGTTAGTACAATCATAATAAAGTAACTAATGTAATATCGATTTGTTTTAAATGCAAAAAGGGCAGCTAATGCCACCCTTCTCACACGCTATGAAGAAAACGATTATGCAGTTACGATAGTAGTCGTTGCACCAAACACATCACCTGCTGAACCTGTAAGAGCTGCCTCAGTAGAACAGTTAAGAAGATTGGCAAGCAAAGTCTCAGTCGCTACAAAAGTCAAAGTGTAGCCGTTAAGGTCACCCATTGCAGTACCATTTGACACGTTTGCAGTAGTCAACTCAGCACCGTGTTCAAGACCCATAAGGAAGAACTGGTTGTTGCGGTTGCGTACTACAATTTGTGGACGTCCGTAAGCAAGCAATTTAACCGACTTGTGTGTAGTAGGGTCTTGCTTCTTCAAAGTCATTGTTAATGTTTGCTCAACGAATGTAGTTCCGTTCTCACGTGAAGATGTTACAACTTGCTCGAAAGAGTTTGTTCCTTTGAGTTCGTATTTGTATAGAGAAGTTACGTTGGCAATAGTAGCGATAGTATCAGTGCCAACTGAATAGGTAACGTCAACTTCAGGATTGAAGTCTCCGTAGTTAATGAAGTAAACTGTTTCGATACCACCAACGGCATCTTTACATACTTCCAAGCGTCCATTTGCTAAATCACAAGACATATTTTTAGTTTTTAAATGTTATAAAAAAGGGAGGAGCGTTAACCCCTCCCCGATTAGTTAAATTCAGCTAAGATTAGTTAGCAGAGTTTGTGATTCCGTAAGTAACTACGTCAGAAGCAAATCCGTATTTAGCATCTGCGGTGAAACGCATAACTACACGAACATTTTGTGAACCATCGTTTTCAGCCATATCAATAACACGAACTTCGTTCATATCATTCAACAAACCAGTTGCGAAGTACAAGTTAGACTTCTGAGCAAGTAAAGCTTTGTTAGAAGCAAGACCATTAGCCATAAATACACGAACACCATCAAAGTAAACATCACCTAAAGTTTGGTTTGTACCTTTGTTGTCGTAACCGTTAGCACCTACACCTGAAGCAGCAAAGCCACCCAATGCACGAACATAAGCACGGTAGATGTTGTTAGATACATACAATGTTAAGTCTTCTTTACCGTAGATAGCAGCAGGACAAGCGTCAACAATTTTACCTAATTCAGCAATTACGTTAGAAGCATCAACAGTAGTACCTGCAATTTCTTGTGCAGCTGGCAAAGCAGCGTCAGTAGTTAACTGAGTCATAATACCTGCGAACTCTCCTGCAGTTGCGTTAACACCTGACCAAATTGAAGTCTCCATACCGGCAGCAACTTTCTCAGCAGCGTGTGCGATAAGGAAGTCAGCGAAAGATTTAGGAAGAACGTCGAACGCAGAGTAACCCATTTGGATAGCATCCCAATCTGAACGGAAGTCGGTCTTACACAATTGTAAGTTTACTTGGAAAGACTCAGGTTGAAGAATACGCTCAGTCAAAGTGATTGTAGACGTCGGATCAAAGTCACAAGTTGCGTTCTTGATGATACCATCGGTAGCAACACGTTTGATAACTTGCTTGTATTTGACGTTAGGCATAATTGTGATACCGCCTTTGTCAAGAGTTGGTGCAGACAATAAAGCTGCAGCAATGTACTTACCTGCAAACTCACCTGCGTATGTTGTGCTGATGCTTTGGGTAGTAGATAAATTTAATTTGCTCATTTTTTTAATTTTTATACGATTAGACTGTTGTAAATGTAATTGCGGCTGCGGTTGTTCCTACTCCTGAAACATACCAGTTAACACCATCACAATGCAATTGAACGAAATCGCCAATTGTGTCAGCAGCGTGTGCGAAAGTAATTGTGTTTCTATTAGCTGAAGCTACGTTAACGGAATTAACAATTGCTCCACCTTGAATAACAGCTGTTGCTGCTACAATTGTCCAAGCAGTTGTGGCAAATAAAGCCTGTACTGTAAATCGGAAATTGTAACCCGCTGAAGTTGCTACTGCAGGCAAAGTAATTTGTGCGCCTGCTGCTGCATTCAAAGAGAATAATTTACCTGAATCTGCTCCGCTTAAAGTAGTAGCTGAACTGATTACTTGCGTTTGCAATACTTGACGTAAATCGTCATTTGAAATTGATACTAAAGTTGTACTCATTTTTTTAGTTATTTAATGTTAGAAATTCGGTTTAATACGCTATCCATAGTGGTTGCGTTTCTTTTAGTCGCAAACTTGAATATGTCGGTAGCAGTTGAGTTCTCAGGATTGAAAGAAATAGGCTTAGGCTCTTCGCTTAATTCTACAGGCGCAACTTCTTCTGCGGCTACAATAGATAAAGCAATTTGTGCTTTCAATTCTTCGTTCTCTTTTTTAAGTGCTTCGATTTCGCTAAAGAAAGATTCTTTAACGATAGACTCGATTGTTTTTTTAGCTTGTGGCGCAGTCTCGGTAGATGCAACAACTTCCTCTTCTACTTCAGGAGCTTCTACTTCTACTTCAACTTCAGGCTCTGCAGCTTCACGAACATCAGCAATGATGCCTTCTTCGATAACTACAAGGATACGCATATCCTCAAGCTCGTACTCTCCAATTGGAAGTGGGATACGTTGTTCGTCTTCCGTTAGGATAAATACAGGTTGACCAGCTTCAAAAGCATCGGCTTCGAGCATTGATACTCCGTCAGAAAGCATCATAGTTTCCAACTTCACTTCTAAACCTAAAAGTGTGCGGACTTTGTTTAAGATTGATTTTTCGTTCATTTGTTTTTGGTTATATGTTTGATAATTCAGCAATTATTTTTTGTCCTTTTTCGGCACGTTTGATATCATCAGTAAAACTTTTTATCCATCTTTTAAACGTATCAATGCCATCTTGAACACCTAAATCTTGAGCAGCTTTTAAACCTTTTTCTGCTTGTGCCAAACCTTTTTTGTTTAGTTCAAGTGATTTTTCAAGTTGAGTATATGCTCCCGATTGAAATTTTTGCAAAACTAACAATGAACCTGCTTCTCTATTTAGATTTAACAAATCATCTAATAAAGCTAACTCTACTTCGTGTTTACTCAACTCGGTTTTGTCTTCCGAAAACAATTTGTTGTATACTGATTTTGTAGTATTCATACTTAATAAATTAACTGTGTTTATATTTGTTTTATTTTTATCCGTTTTGACGTATGATAGTCCTTACTCCGCTAACCTCAGTTTGAGTAGGAGCAGGCTCATTTACAGTAGCCGTTTTACCTATGCCCTGTGCTTGTAAACTGCCATCACAACACTTGGTTGAGTATGTTCCGTTTTCACATAGGCAGCCTCTTTTGCTACCAGCTCTTGGACTTGACTTGCTTGGTGTTTTAAATTTGCTCATCAAGTAGGTTTTTAAGTTGTTCAATAATTTCATTTCTCTTGTTTTGCTCTAAGGACATTTCTAACTTGTCAGCGAAGTAACCTTCAATTGAGAAGCCTTTGACCTTGCCAGCTTTGACATCATTCCAAACCTCATCGTTGTCGACTTTCATACTAATCATCCAAGTTCCTTTTGGTAAACTGAATCCGTATAATTGGGATTTATCCGATTTAGGGTCGTCAATCAACCAAGATTCTACAACCGTCATTCCTTTGATTGCTTCCTTGTGTTCGTAGGTTGCGTTGGATTGGTTTCCGTTCTTGAAGAACAACTCCATAGCTTGACGTACTGTATCCTCCGAGAAGTAGATGTAGTATTCTTCTTTCTTTGCGTTTACACGATAGATTTTCTTGTTAGGTATCAAAGCAGCACCCATTAAGATACGCTTCTCTTTGTCTACCTCTTTGAGTTCTACTTCGTGTTTTGCTAAGGCGATAAAGTTCTCTTCAATGGCAGGAGACTCCACAACACTCACGGCATCAATACCGCTTGCTGGATCTTTTTCGTCAATAATTAGTTCGATGATATTCATATCTATTCAACTTTTAATTGTTACAATGTTGCGTTTTTGATTCGGTTGCGATCAAGTGCCTGAGCAGATGTTACCTCGCCTGAAACGACATAAGCCTGAACTGGTGTTTGCTGAATTTGTGCAAGTTGATTCATTCCTGAGTTGCCTACTACGTTAAAGTTAGGAGTTATACCTCCTGCACCACCACCTTCTGATAAACTGCCTCCACCTGATGGAGATGCACCACCACCGCCACCTAAAGCCGAAACACCTTTTGCAGTAGCAGCTATTTGTGCAGCAATTGAGATACCTGCTCCAATGTTATTTCTTAATACTAATGCCTCTGCTGCTAAAGCAGATGCACCACCTGTTGCAATAGCTAACGCAGTTCCTTGCGCCCTTGCCGCTTGGTTTGCCGCTTTGGTAGATATAATTGTTTTTGCAATTCCTACTGCGTTTTCAGCAATCAATGCTGCAGCTTGTATTTTCTTATTGTTTTCAAATAGGTTTTTAACTAAATTAATACCTGCGCTAATGTTATTAAAATCAGATTCTCTAATTGCAGCAAGAGTTGCAACTAATGTTTTTTCCGCATCTTCTTTGTCTTTAGCTGCCTTGTCATCTGCCTCCTTTTGTTTTGCTTTAGCTGCTTTATCTTGCTCATAAGCTATATTTTGATACTTTAAGTTAATGTCGTTTTGCTCATTTAGTTTGGCTATCTCAATATCATTTAAAGCCTCAGCGTTGCCTTTAGCTAAAGTTTCTAATTCAAAGTATTTATCCTGTACTGCTAAAAGTTCTTTTTCTTGGTCTGAAAGGGTTTTTAAATAGTTTTGTTCGGCTATCTCTTCTAATTTAGCATCAAGTTGTTGTTGTTGTTCTAATGCAAGTTTTTTAGCTTCTGCATTTGCTTTACCAATTAAATCATTATTAGATTCAGTTTTGTCTTTTGCCGTTTTAGATGACTTGTCTGATTGTTGTTGTAAAGCAATTTCAAATCCTGCAGCTTCGTTTTTTAAAGTAGCTAATTTCTTTTTAGTTTCATCTATTGTTTTGTCTGCTTCCGCTGCCGTTTCTTCAGGGTCAAACACAAGATTAGCCAAACCTTTAGTAAATCCTTTTTGAAGCCCAAAGTCCTTACCTAATGCAGAACCGACCATATCAACCGTCTTCAATAATAATTGCAAAGGAGCAGTAAGGAAAGTAATGATGCCTTGTAAGATTTCATTGTTTCTTTTGGCTGCTGCAACCTGTGCTTTCTTGGTAGATTCTTGCTGAACTAATTGAGCTTCCGTAGCAGTAATTACGGCATTAATTTGAGCTTTTTTAATTTTTAAAATATCCTGCTCTGACTTCCCTTGTAGTTTTAAGATATTATCTTGACCTGAAATGGTATCGTATTTAGCTTGTTGCGCTAGTACGTTAGCGTCCGTCTTTGCGTTGAGCTTTGATTGCTCTTCGCTTACACCACCAACAGCAGCCTTAATGTCATCCCAATAAGCAGCAAGTGTACCTAACGCCACAACAAGTAAACCAATACCAGTTGAACCGATAGCAGCCTTCATTGCCGCACCAAAAGACTTGATTGATGGAATAGCCTCACGGAATCCACGCACACCATCCGCAATAGCCATTGCTGACTGCACTTTAAGTAAAGCCTCCTCTACTTTTGCAGATTCACTACCGAAAGCACCCATTGCACCTTGCACAAGTTGGAATCCTGCGGTAGCACCACCTAACGCACCACCAAGTTTGGTAGACATCGTTCCGGCAGCGGCATCAACTGCCATATCCGTTTGGATTTGTACCTTTCGATAATTACCAACAGTTGTCAGTAAATCTTGATACTCCTGCGTTGCGGTTTTACCTGCGTTGGCTAACTCATACAAGCGGTCTTCCGCTTCACCCATACGAGTTGTAAGCGGTTGCAAGTCTCCGTAAACTTCTTCAAAACTTTTAGAAACATCGTTGGTAGCTTTGGAGAGGTTCTCCATTGCATCAACTGCCTGCTTAGTGTCTACATTTATTTTTACATTTTTAACCTCTGCCATTGCGCTTGTTTGTTAGTTCACGTTTTGATTGTTTTATCGCTTTCTTCAGAGACGTTTGGAGCTTGTATTTTCCTTTGGCAATGTCAATGGCTTCCGAGTTTCCGTAGAAATCATCTAACTGCAGCATTGTGATTATGTTTTGTATCATTGGAATATGTTAAAAAATTCAGTTGATGTAGTTCCATCTATATAACTATAGTCAATGCGAATTGTATAAACCGTGCCTGCTGAACCTGCCGGAATACCTATTTGAATTATCTGCGAGCTAAGTACAGGATTTACCGAGAATGTTACATCAGTATCCGTACACGTTAACGATGCTTGCAAAGCTCCATTGGGTAAGTTTACCGGATAGTTTACGTTGCCGCCTGCAGTTGCCGTCTTTGGAATTGGAATAGTAGAATTTACTACGGGTCTAAAATCCAAAAGCAGCTCAAAGTTTACGTCTCCTGTGTTTAGGTTAGATTGCATTTCATTAATTATGTAACGCTTATCCCTGATTACTAATCTATCGTTTAACTGAAGACCTGTAATTAGACTTGTAGGTAGGTTCGTCTTTACCTTGACGATGCGTTGCTTTAGGTTGTAAAGATTGTAGAGGTAGCTGAAGTAGTATTGACTGAACTGCGTGTTTTGGATTGGGTAGTTTAAAAGCGTTGATGTTTCAGGTGCAAAGTTGAGCGTAATGTCTGAGCTATTAAATTCGAGGTCTTGCCCGAATGGTGTGTAAGTTGAAATCGTAGCGTGACCACCGCCATCGTTGTGTATCTTAAAACTTGTTGCTTGGTTATCGTACTGATAGAGAAGAACTGGCTTTGGTATGTACGGACTAAACTCACCGTTAAGCGAGTAACCTAATTGAATGTCGTGCGTGCCTGTGTATTTGCTTTGTAGTAGATTCTCGAAAGGTACTTCGATAGTAAACTCACCTCCGTCATAGTTGTATTGATATGTCGTGTCTCCGTAGTTTCGGTTGTAGGTCTGCGAAAAGTTCTTATTAAGGAAGCACTCGGAATCCTGAAACTTAAACTGTATCTTTTTGTATAGCGGCATCCTATCCATCTCAATGGAAGTTACGTCCGTGTATTGCGATATGTCAACAACTGCTCCTTTCGAATACCAATCGTCTAACGGTTCAAGCCAATACTCCGTGTCCTTGATTGAGTAGATTGTCATATTGAACATCAGCATAATTCCTTTTAGGAAGTCGCCTACTTTCATATTAGGTGCGTTTGCTGAAAGGTCTAAAACTAAAGCAGTAGCTAAAGACGAATAAGTTACCGTCAAATAGTCCGTGTTTACCGAGCCGGTTGTAATGTAGTCAACCTCATAAACTAAATTAGATGCTATTGTGTTAGTGCCTGCAGTGCGTATCTGAATTGTATATAACGCATCCAATCCGACTACCTGAGAAATGTTATCTAAGGTATAAGCACCTGTACCAAAACCTACAATCGTATTAAATAAGTTTCCGTTTTGATATACGTCAATGTAGTAATCAGCAGACGTTGTTGTTGAGGTCACGTTGTAAATCAAGCGGTGAGCAATTACACCTGACAACTCCTCAACGTGAATTGTGTTAGTTGCTGCCGTGTAAGTTTGTGTAAGGTCGTAATTTACAAACGTAGGAACAACCGTAGTTGAAGTGAGGTTGTAGCCGTAGGAAGTTTTTACAAGCGTTTCCTTGCCCTTGAACCATAAGAACAATTTAGTAAATCGCTCATCAGTTAAAAAAGTTCCGTTGAATGTTATTCCGTATTTTGCTTCAATAGCATCAAGAATCTTAGTTACCCTGACCGCAGGGAATAATTCGTCTTTTGTTATTGCGCCTGAATTAGTGTGAATATCATTTTGAGTCAAGACGTTTACAAGCCAATTCGGAAAAGGTACGTTTACAGGTGTATTCTGATACTCCCAAATGCGATTTGAAGTGATTAGCGGGTACTTTACATCGTAAGCGTTGGTGTTGTCTTGTATTCTTAGTATAACTTGAGCAGATGTATAATTGTGAGATAGTGACGTATAGTCCAAATCCGACAGTAAGTCCTCACCGAATAAATCTTTAAGCGTTACACCCTCTCCAAAGAAAGTAATTTTGTATGCGCTTGGTTTGCCGTTAGAAACTACAGCTCCGTCAAGTTGTATCTTGCCCTTACGGAAGGTTACTAAGTCTATCTCAATGTATCCGTCTTTGCGTAGGTTTGGGTCAGTAGTTGCGTTGACATCTGATTGATACCAATGCTCAAAGATAGCGTTGTTGTGTGCGCTTGCAGGCACGGTAAACCCCTGAGAGAAGTCCGTGTAAGTTAAGGATAAATCTTTGACGTTTTGAATTGACGAAGTGACGTTGATAGTCTCATCGTTGAAGAGTTCAATGCGCTGACCTTCGATGTATATTGTTACGCTTCTATTCATTAGGATACTGAGTTGATGGTGTCAAATGCGTATTCAAATTCCATTTCGTAACTGATTAGAGAAGAGTTGATAGATTTCTTTAGGTCTACGGATTTCGTGTTTATCTTGGCGGCTTTCTTGTCTATCAAAATTCGCTCGCTCAACATAATTTGTTTAATGACCTCGTTAAAGCTCTCAGAAACCCAATCAGTATTTACTCGGATAGTTTCTTTGCCGTTAGCATTAAAGACCTTTCTCTGACCTTCTTTGATATCGTAAGACGGATATGTTAAAGGCATCAAATTATACTCCGTGTTTTCAACGCTCAATCCGTTGTAAGATGCTTTGAAAAACCATTCACGTTGCCAAGCACCAAACTTGTTTACAAAGTCAATTTGAACTGGTGTGTATTTACATTCTTCTTTAGGCACAAAAGTAGCTGTGAAAAGAACAGTTGAACTGCTGTCTATGATTTCTAGTTTGTTGCCTACAGCAGCGTATGTAGTGTACACTCTTGGAATATCTCGCCACACGTTATTTGTCAATCCTGTCATGTTGGTTGCACCTGTTGATAGGTTCGTGTATTTGACTGAGTTACCTGATCCGGTGTAAAGCGTCAACCAACCATACTCTCCACCTAAGTCGTAATTGTAAGTGTACTTTGATTGGCTAAGTAGGTAGTTTCCAAGAGCAGGATTGCCACCATCTAAATAGAATCCGTAGCCATCTAAACCAAAATGTGTTTGCGTTGAACCTACCTGAATGAATGACGTGCTGATTTTCTTATACAACTTTAAGCCGATATTGCACCATTGCGCACTCGGTGTTGCGGTAATTACGGTTGTGATTGTCTGAAGTGCAGCGTGTGAAATATACTCTCTAATGTACGGAGAAACATCGTAGTAGGTTGCAGGACTATTTGAAGACGGAATGAGCTTAGAAAGCGTGTATTCAGGTGACGCAGGCATTGAGCCTGTACCATTCCAAAGGAAGATTTCTAATTTCGTTTCTATTTGTGAAGTCTCGTTTATTGTTACGATGTATGGACTCCTTGCATTTATGTTAGCCATTATTTTTGAATTATTTTGTCTACTTGTTGATTAAATAACTTGAGCGCATCCAATCCGTACTTTTCAACCAGCTCTTCAGGTAATCTTTTGTAAGCAGCTTCGAATGGCTTAGTGAAAAACAAACTCTTTTTTAGTCCTTTGTTAAAGATGCTCCGTGCAAGTGCAAACTTCATACTTGTTCGCTTAACAAACTTACCTGATTTGTCTCTTGGTGATAAGCCTTTGCGTCTTAGCCAAACATCTAAAGACTTTAACATCTTAGCATTTGGCACTCCTTTTCTATAGCTATACTTTGAGCCTCTCTTTTGCTTTAGTCCGTTGACCCCTGCATCTTGATAAATGCCATAGTCCTCCATCATAAATTCAATGGAGATACTATTTGGCATCGTCTTTACGTTTCCTCTTAGTGACTTGTATAACTTGCCGTCTGATTTCTTTAACCTTACAAGGTTTTTCTTTGACGTTTCAATTACATAGTCTCTAAAGCGTTCTAACTCCTTTTGTACTTCAGTCTTCTGCATCCGTGTTTTCCGCTTTAGCAGCAGCGTTCAAAATGTTTAATACAGGCACTCCAAATTTCATAGGCATTTCTGCTAGGATTGCTTCTAACTGTTTTACTTGTTCTTCATTTAACGTTATCATCTTTCGTGTTTTTACAAAATTGTAACGCCGATAGCCTCAGCTACGTACTCGTTTACTACGTTGTTATCCAATCCCCAAGCTGCAAATTGCTCAGGTGTTAGCGTGTAGTTGTCCGACTTTAAGCACTTACCTTCCTCGGTTAAAAGTTCATAGTACGTTGTGCAAGTTGTTGCAGTTGTTTCGAAGTTTAAAACAAGTACGGTCATTCGTGTTGCCGTTCCTGCGTTAAGTGGGTATACAATCGGCTCGATTGCTACTCCTTGTGTTGGTTGTGTTGTCATATATTTATTATTAGATATTTGTCCAAGTTGTTCCGTTGTAGTAACTCATTTGGTTGAGCGTGGTGTCATATACTTGCAAACCCGCAGCAGGTGTTGCAATGGCGTTCTTTTGTGTTGTTGTCATTCGTGGGGGTAGGAAGCCTTTTGTGGTTGATGATACGTTTAAAACTGCCGAAGCTACTACCACGTTATCGCCTACAACAACCGTTTGACCGCTATTTAAAGTCGGATTAATAAAGGTATTTCCGTGATTACTTCCACCTACTTCTATATTGTTTCCTGAAGTTGATTTGATTAGGTTCATTGTACCCGTATTAGAACTATTCATTGCTCTAATATTGAAATTGTTACCTAATAAAACATTTCCACTACCCGCAAAACCACTTATTCCCGCTTGTAAAATTAAACTTGTAGTAGGCAACTCAACATTCCCGCTAAACCTCGCAGTACCATTCACGTCAAGTCTAAAGCCTGCGTCTGTGGTGGTGTTGATGAGTAGGTTGCCGCCTGAACTTATTCGCATACGTTCTGCGCCTGACACATACATTGACAAAGAGTTGTACCCAACTGCCACGGAACCTATTCTTAAATCAGCTCCACTACCCGTACCTAAAAACTGAGTTCCATTATATTGAACAGTTGCCGTGCTTAGATTTAAAATAGCAGGTCTTAAATGTATTGTGCCTGTTCCATTAGTAGGACCATTGATGTAAAAATTAGTAGGTCCAAAAATCTCACCGCCAAAATATACACTTAAATTATCTAAAATACTAAGGGCAGATGTATTAGCATTATTAATTACTGAAAATGAAGTGGTAGCAAATGTTGTTCCCGTACCTTTAACCCTCGCAGTACCATTGACGTCTAACTTGAAGCCAGCATCGGTTGTTGTGTTTATTAGGACGTTGCCCGTTGAGGCGATACGCATTCTTTCAGTTGCATTTGTCGCTAATACAATAGGAGCATTTAAGTAGTTCCAAAATCCTAAAGCTGAAGCATACGGAGCAGCGGTAGTGGATGAGCATAAAAATAAACTCGCTCCAGAACTATATGAAGAACCCGAAACATTATTATGTAAATCTAAATGCACTTGAGCGCTACTTCCCGCATTTGAATTTTTTAAAATTAAATGTTGTTTTATATCGTTACCCGAATTATCAATATACACCGAGCCACTTGGTGCAGTTGAAGTACCTATTCCCAAGCGGTTGTTTGTATTATCCCAAAACAAGTTAGCGCTTTCCTGCACAACGTTACCCGTTCCCTCGAATAACACACGTCCAACAGTACCTGAAGCAATAGCAGTTGTGCCGATTGTTATGCCCGTTGCACCTGCTGCTGAAACCTCAACGTAAACGCTGCCTGTCCAACGATAAGTCTTGTTTGTGTCCTCTGCTATGTAGATTGTTTTTAACGCTCCTGTAGCAGGGAATGCGGCTAAATTAGCAAAGGTCTTTACTTGTGATGGTATGTTAATATCTATTGCCATACTAAATTAATTGTTTGATTGCTTAAAGTTGCGAATGTATTTGTAGCTACTTGTGTTCCGTCTATTTGTACGTTGAAAGTAGTATCAGGTAAAACTAACAAGCCACCGCTTGCAACTGAAGCAGTATAAGTTAGGTTGGAGTTTTGAACGGTTGCGCTTACACAAAACGGAGAGCTGCTGTCGTTCTCGCAGATTGTCATTTCGTTAGGAATCAAGACGTCAAAAGTCATAGTCCATCCGGCAAGGTAGTTCTCGAATCTCTCAGTAAAAGGCTCACACGTTGGATTGCCGTCTACAACAAACTCTAAATCCCACAAATTGCCGTGAAGCATTTGGTCATAGCAGCGGTTTAAGATTGCCAGTTGCGTGTTGAGTACGTCTTGCTCGTTTGAGTTACCGACATACACGTCAGTTGTAGCTTTCTTGCTGATGTCAACGATGTCCATAGCAATCAACGAGAGGTTGTAACGCACTACGTTGGTCTCGAAAGATACGTTGTTGGTCATTAAGTGTACAAGCGGAAAGATAGTCTGCTTGTTTAAATCCACTTCAAAGATATCACCCTCAGTAGTCGTGTTGACTAACGGGTCATTATCAAAATGCCATTTAATTAATTCCAATACTTTATAGAATCCTGTCATCGTCTTAGTTGTCTTTCAAATTGTCTTCTTTCAATTTCGTTTTTCTGCTTCTCGAAGGTGAGATAGGTGAGACACCGAGTAAGTCTTGATTTGGTGATTTCGTCGAACTTAGTGATGTCTCCTTTAGCGATTGCATAAAGTGATTGATACCATCCCCATCGTTTGCTAAATTGAGTTGTTTCGCTAAAGTCTGCGATAGGTTCTTCTGCTTCGTTATCTCCTTCTCCAAATAGTTCAGGGTAGCCTGCAGTAATTCGCTTTCTAAAGTCCAAAAAAAAACCGATGCCGCAATGCAGATGTCTAATGGTGCGAACTTCATAAGCTCTTGGACGCCTAAGTTTGGATCGTAGTCTTTGATGTCGTACTTTTCTCCTTTTCGTGTTTTAATAGGACGGTAAAGCACCGCCATTGCCTTATGAAAGTTATCCCAGCTCTGCAAGTGAGAATCCAAATCCACATACTCACCGAATGTTATCTCTTCGAGTTCCGGAATGAAACCAAACTCAATATCTCCAATCTTAAAAGTCGGAGTGAATTTAGGTGTCTGATTAAATAGTTGAGTGAAGTGAACTATCAACTCATTCAAGGAAGTGAGCTTTATTTTAGCTACCTCATTCAATCTGATTCCGCAGAATATCTCAATCATCTTTTGAGCTACAAACTCTTCGTCAGTAGAGTTCTGCTGCACCTTCAAGAAGTCCTGATAGTGCTTTAGTGGTATCTCGTTTAAGTTTGATGGTACGTTGATTTGTACTTCCATATTTATTTAACTTTTGATTCGTCTTTTTGTAACACATAGGCATAAGCCTCTGCCAGCATTTGAGTGTGCCTTCTCACGTTAAACACATCATTGAATACAATGTGAACCTTCTTACCAGTTGTATCTTGAATGTATTGCTCTACTACTCTAATCATCTTAGGCAGCTCATCGGATGTTGTATTGTCCATAGTTTGATTTTAGTCCGAGTGCTTCCATTTCGTGGTATCTAAGTGCATCAATAGCGTGATTCAGGTGGTCTATCGGTTTTCTCATTCGTTGCCCTTGCTTGTCAGTATCCCAACAATATGAGCGGAGTTCTTTGATAAGGTTCGTGCTTGATTTGGTAACTAAATACTCCTGCCTTTGCATTACATCAATTCCGTAGTTGATTGAGTCTGCTCCCTTTGTTACTCCCTTAATCGTTTTGCCTTGACGTCTTATCTCTTCGATTGATTTAGGCTCTGAGCTATCAGCGTAAATTACTACGCTTGACGGAAGTATCTTAGCGATGTCGGAGTTTACCATACCGGTTCGGTAAGCAAGTTCGTTTATTATTCGTTTTCCGTTCCAATTATACACTTCAATTGCTGCAGTCGGGTCATTCGTGTATCCAAAGTCAAGTCCGATTCCGATGAGCTTCGCCTCAACTGGTATTGTATCAATCTCTTTCCAATTATTGAACACCACTCCTTCAAGACTACCTACCTCACCAAGACCATAAACTCGCCACCAATTAGCCCAATAAGAACTTGTAACTGCTTTGTCACGATTCTTTTCTATTTGTGTGACAATACTCTCATCTAAAGCCTCGTTGTCTTTGTACGTTAAGATGATAAAGTCCGTGTCAGGTTCGTCTTTTAGTTCCTTGTGAACCCAAAACTCATTTGCAGGGTTAAAGTCCAAGTACACCTCTCTCTTGGTACGGATGGCAAGCTCATTGTAAGACTCAAAGGTTACGTTATTACACTCGTTAATGTACAAGATGTCACGTCTTGCACCCCTGAGCTTAGACGCATCGTCTGCAGAGAAGAACTCTACAACGCTTCCGTTTTTAAAATGGTATGTAAGTAAAGACTTATTTAACTGTTGGTCATTAAATCGGTTTGTCCATTTTAGTATTTTAACGAAGTCTTTTAATGCTCCCCTTCTTAGATGAGGTATGCTTTCTGCTACTATGCTTATTTCGAGTCCGTCTTTGCGTAGTGCCTTGTCAATTAACACCGCAAGAATTGAGTACGTTTTCGAAGCCGAAGTTCCACCTTGTACAATCTTGATACGGTTCTTTAAAGCAAGTACTTTATTCGTTGCTGTTGTCCTCTTGTACATCAGGGAATAGTGGTAACTCGGTTATTGTTTGCTCTACTTGCTGAAGCGGTGCGCCATAGCCTGAGTCCATCAATGCTTTGTATGCAGCTACATCGCCTTCACGTGCCTTTTTAATCAACGCTAACGTCATCAAATCTTCTTGAGACATTGTTTCCTGCTCACCTGTTAATGGGTTCTTTAGGGATTGATTTACTTCTAACCATTGACGTGCTATTGTGCTTCTATTCTTTGCGCCTTTAGGTCTACCGTTAGGGTTTCCGCTTTCGCCTTTATTAAATTCGTGTTTTGTTATATTTTCGGGGTTTGGCATATCGCTGTAATTTCGCTGTTATTTTATTATTTCGCCGTTGCGTTTAATTACTAAACTTGGGTCTAGTTTTTTCATACGGTCAATTATTACTTGGCAGTAATGTGGTTCAAACTCCATCATTAAACAATTTCTCTTAGTTTGATGACAAGCAACCATAGTAGCACCACTTCCACCAAATAAATCTAAAATAGTATTTCCCATTGCATAACTATTAAAACAATAGGAAGCTAACTCAATAGGTTTTTGTGTTGGATGAACTCTTTTTTGTCCGTGTTCCGAGCCTTTAATCATACCTTTCCAAAGATGTCTAAAAATTCTAATAGACGAATGACCATCATTAATAAAAGCTAACTCACAATCTGACTGAGTATCTCTTTGATTTTCTTCAACTCTTTTATCCCATACCAACCAATTATTTGTTTGTGGTAAATGATGACAATAATAATTTGCTCCCCACCAAACTTCTTTTGACGGATTAAATTCTCTGGTTATATTGTAAGCATCAACTGCGTATTGAATAGTATCGTCTTTAAAGTCTTTTAAATTATTACCTTGACAAGCACCACCTCTTTCGCTTCTATCACCTTTTTCATTTATTCCGTAAGGAGGGTCTGTATAAATTGAAAACTTTTTATTATTTCCAATTAATTTAAAAACATTATCTACATCTGTACTATCCCCACAAAGTAAACGGTGTTCGCCTATTTCAAATAAGTCACCTAAAACTATGTCAGTTTCTATTCCACCTTCAGGAACGCTAAAGTCGTCTTCTTCTGCTTCGAGTTCTGTTACGCTTAAATCAACAGGTAAATCTAATCCCCAGTCTTGTATCTTTTCTACGTCCCATTCATTAGCTAATATATCCCAATCCCATTCTCCAAAGCCTACGTTGTCCTTTACTATAAATTCGTCTTTTTGTAGCTCTGTTAGGTTCTCTGCCTTGACAATAAACACTTCCTTCATACCTGCTTCCTTACACGCCTTTAAACGCATATTGCCACCCAGCACGATATTGTTCTCATCTACAACGATTGGACGCAGCTCCAGCATCTGAGGGAACTCCTGAATAGATTTGACGAGCTTTTTAAACTTATCATCTTTGATTAGACGTGGGTTCTTTGGGTTCGTCTTGACCTCACTGATTTTAACTTTATCTACTTGCATATTATACTTCGTAAGCGTTGTAAATCTTTCTTAGGTTAAATACTATCTCTCTAAAGCAAGAAGCACAAGAGGATGGCTCTAGACGTATCTTCATTATTCTTGAGTAGATTTCTCTTACTACTGTTACTTCGCTTGGTCTGAAGGTTTCAGTTTCATTGATCCGTATTTCCGTAAGATAGTTGTACTCCGCTTCGGTTAGACATTCAGGTTTGCGGTATGGAAACCACTCGTTGAGTTTTTCCTTTCTTGCATCGCATCCGCAGTCTTCTCCTGCTATGAAGTTTACCAGCTTGTTGATTCCGGTTGCGTGTGTTATTTGCTCTATTGTATCTCCTAATCCTTGAGCTTTTCTTGGTGTTCGTGTTTTTGCCATTTGTTATTTTTTAAAGTGTTCTTTACTTAACTCCTGTAAATCATTACGGAGCATTTCATTTTCTTTTTTTAGTCGTTTACATTCTCTTTCCATACGAATGTACTCTCTAAAGTTTTCTTTTGAGCGTTCCTGACGTAACTCCAGTTCTCGCTCTACTAATTCAAGTATATTTCTAAACATCATATTAAATCAAAATCTTGGTTAGTAAAATCCGTGTAGTCTTCTCCGACTTCTTCCTTAAGTCTTTCTTTGCAGTTCTTTAGCGTGTTAAATATCGAAGTTAAGCTGATGCCTGAGTCTTTAGCAATGTCTCTCATTGATGCGTTGCCTTCCTTGTAGACTTTAAATAACATTGAGTCATACCAATGCCAGTTATCCATTTCTTCGTGTATCCTGATATGCAATCTTTCTAAGGCTTCGTGTTTTTCTAATTCACAATCAACATCTGCAACTCCTCTTACTTCGTCTAATGATAGAAACTGAACGCTGCCCGTTTTGTTTATTTCAAATGCTCGGTTGCGAAGCATCATCCACATCAAAGCAATGTTTGGTTTACCATCTTTGATTATCTTCTCCTCGTAGTTGTACTTTACGATTCTCAGGTAAACATCCTGCACTACATCTTCGGCAAGGTCTTGCTCTCCAAATGAACGGACTATCTTTACCCATTCTTTGTGGTGGTCTGCTAAAATTTTAAGTGCATCCATTGACTAAATTCTAAACAAATATAAGACTAAATTCTAATCACACAAATAAATTAAAAAAGCCACTTTAAAGTGGCTCTAGGTTGTTGGAGTAAATTTCTCTTGTAACGTAGTTATCTATCTTGTGTAATGTTGATAAGGTTACGTCTTTTCGCTGAAGAAAGTTGTTTAACTGAAACTGGTGCATCTTTAGTCCTTTGGCTTTTATCTCTTGGACTATTTGGTTTCGTGTTTTTACAAGCAGTATCCTATTCAGTTGCTTTCGGAGTGTATCATCATCAATGTACATCAGAAAGGTAGATCATCGTCAATACTATCTCCTACAGGTCTACGCTCTTCAGTTGGAGCAACATACGGCTCGCTGAATGATGCGCTAAAGAATTTACCTGCTTTGCCTTCTTTCAGCCATAACGCAACCTCCATTTCTTTACCGTTGACGTTTACTTTTCCTTTGTAGTCAGGATGGTTGTCAGCTTTCTTGTTCGTGTTTTTGAAGATAGCTCCTGTGTTTACTTTGTTTTCCATTTGTTATATATTAAAAATTAACTTTATTACTAAAATTATTACTATTGCAGTTACCATTATCATCGTGGCAAGTGCTGCTAGGTATTCTTTGTCTGGTCTCATTCTTCTTCAAATTTAGATATTTCTAATTCCCCATCAAATGTGTAGCCCGTTAGTTTGAGCAATTTATCGAGGTGATAAAGCAAGTCATCCAGTGTGACGTCTTCATTGGCGAACTCATAGCTGGCTTTGTGTCCGTAGTGTGTGATTTCTATTTTCATACTTATTCTGATTTAAAAGTTAAATAAAAAACGGTCTTATTGTTAGTATCCCAACAACAAAACCAATGCTGAAAGCTGTTGCAACCAATAGCCTCTGTTTAAAGTTTTTCAATTCAATAGTAAAATGATTCAATGGTAAGCATAAAAACGGATTGATAAATGCCATCAACACCATACCAAACCAATTGTGATGCGTTAGAAATTTAAATCCAGCTATGCTGTTAGCCTCCAAAACAATAGCGGAAAAAAATACTATTAATAATTTCCACCACTCTACTTTTGCTATCATCTTATTCTGATTTAGTTATCGTTTAGTTAGCCGATATTTCATTTTATCGGTTTAAAAGCCTATTTACAATTACATTCGTGCATTGAGTTGCTGCCATAGCAAGCGCATTTTAGTTCGTCTTCGCAATTTGTACCACTTTTTGGTATATTTTGCTCCGTGTTTCTCGCTTCTCGGTAACCTTCGCTGAAGCTCTTAACTTTTTCAAGGCTTATCTCTTTACGGATTCTTTCAAGATACAAAGTGAAATCCATTGCCTCCTCCTGAGCGTGATTTATCCAATCATAGATAGTCAGGTCTTCTCGGTCTAAGGTTACTCCGTATTTCTTTAGTCCAGTTGCAGAGCGTTCTGCATACTTCGCCATCACGGCTAATACGACTTGGTCTTTTACTTCTTGGTTCATAGCATTTCCATTAGTGCATTGTAATACAATCGGCAGTCTTCAATTCTAGCTTTTATCTGCTCTATAACTGCTTCGTCTTTTTGCACAAAGAAAACTTTGACTCTTCGGTTCTTAGGTATGTGTGAAAATTGGTGTTTGGTTTCTACCTCTTCACGCAAATCCAAATCCTCTTCAAGTTTATGCAATTTCCAATGCGCTCTACGAATCTCATCCTCTACCATTTCAATCGGAGTATCAACAAGACAGTAACAAAGCATTGCTTCTTGCTTTCCGGTGAGCCACATATATCCCTGAAGCTGGTAAAAATAGTCCTTTGTAGGAATTTCAGTCTCAAAGAAAGGAAAGGTTGTAGCATCCCAAGAGCTTTTAACGTCAAGCAATACATCTTCCGTGTTTACGTCAGGTGTGCCTGTAATAAAATCGTTCTCAAAATACTCCTCGTTCTTGTAAATAAACTTTACGTCTAAGACATCATTGACTAACGAGATAGAATCATCTTCAACTGCGTTGCCTTTGTCCGTGTAACGGCTTGAAAACTCCTTACGGATGCCGTATTTCTCTTGGATAACTAACTCGTGAATGTAACTCTTTGCCGTTTGGCTTAGAAATTCAGTTTTTGAGCGAGGTGTTGCCATTATTTTACCAATGGCAGAACACCGAATCTTAAGAGCTTTCATAATGCGTTCAGCATATCGGTTTGACCTTCAGTTAATGCAAAGGATGATTCGAGTTTCTCTCGTGTGAACTCACCTTTGGCAATGGCTTGTACTGCTGCGCTGAATCTCTTTTGGTCAATAGCAGGCAGTTTCTTTTCAGTCTTTGAGTTGTCTTTAGAATCAGGATCACTTTCCGTCTCATCAATTAAGAACAAACCATTGAGAGCATACTTACGAGCGTAGCTTGATGCAGTGCCAGTGCATTGCTCCGATGACATTCCTTTGTGTTCTCCAAGCTCTGCAAATCCGTTTACTTCAAATTCTCCCTTATCAAAAGAAAGTATAGCAGTAGCCTTTAAAAATAGCTTGTTTCCTACTTGAATAATGTCATCCGTCAAAGTTAAAATTCCTTCGTGTTTTTGTAACAAAGGCTTAACTGATTCAAGAATTTGCTCTGCACTTCGGTATTTGTATTTTCCGAATGCGTTAAAAGAGCCTTTTGGACATTTTAATTCTGCCTGAATTTTTCTTAATTTTTCCATAGCGTTTAATTAATTATTTATACAAATATATAACTTATTTCAATTGGTTGTACATTTCTTTATATTTTTTTATCAATTCTTTTAGCTCATCTTTGGTAAACTTTCGTGTTACCCTAGCTCTTGATTCTAGTTGATTGAATCTTTCAGCTCCGATTTTAGTTAGTAGGTTAGCTCTATACTCAATTAGATTGCCTGATAAAAAGCTATTGCACCTTTCGCATTGTAGGTGTACGTTATCCTCGTCAAAACGTACGTTCCAATGGTTGTTAGCGTTGTAGAAATGTCCAGCGTTTTCTTTCTTTGGTTTCTGCTTACAGGAAATGCATAGTTCGTGTTTATCTCGCTCCCTGATGTATTTGTTGAATACCATTTGAGCTGCCTTGACAAGGTCTTGAACCGTCTCTAAATCCTGCTGCATTGCTTTCTTTTTCTTTTGCCAGTTCTTTATGGTAGCTTCTTGCACCCAAGCATCAACGCACATCTTATTCAAGCAGTATTTTTGATTAAAGCGAATAGGCTCAAACTTCTCCTTGCAGTTCTTGCATCTCATCGAATATAGATATTTGATTTGTATTTGATTTTTTGAATATATTTAAAGCGGTTTCAAGTATTGTTCTTCCTGCTTCATAGTCAACAAGATTTCGAGCCATTTTATCAATTCTTTGTTCGCCTTTATATTGTCTAAAATCATAATCGTGAAATTGACATAGATTATTAACTTCGTTAGTTCCTCTACCTATTAATACTTTTCTTTCTCCGATATCATTTGGTAAAACAAAATTAGTCCAATACAAATGACGTCCTCTTTTTTGACCTTGTATTAATGGCTCGTAGTAAGGTATAACATTTTCAACAACATATTTTCCTGTAAAGAAATTGTCTAAAAATAATATCTCTTCGTAAAGTTTTAAATCAGGATAAAGAGGTACAAATGATTCTCTAGTTTTTTGAGTGAATCGCACTTTTGAATGGCTTGGGCAAGGAGGTGAACTCCATATAAAATCAAATTCTTTGTAATGGTCTAACAAGTATTGGTGTGCATCTGCAACTATAACAATGTCATTAGGGAATCTTTCTTGATACAAACGTGCAGCTTCAGGGTCTAACTCTACGGCAGTCACTTCTATTTCTATGCCAGCTTCTTTAGCGACATCATCCCACTTGTATCGGTTACCACCTAAACAAGCATATAAGTTTAAAATTTTCATAGTTCTACGTTTTTAAATTTAATTTCGTCTTGTAATTCTTGAAAGGCTACTCGCAGTTGAGCGTTTCTTCTTGCAAGCTGGTTCAGCTCTCGGTTCAAAACTGTTATTTCTTCTTCAAGTAGGTTTATCACCTGAATGGTCTCTAGCAAATATCCCTCGCTTTCTTTGCCTCCGTTGATGTAGTCTTTGGCATCAGGCTTCTCCTTTTCAAGTTTCTCTCTTACGTTCTTGATTCGTTCTTTGACAGTCCATACTGTTGTCTTTGCCCATAGTATTTTTAGTGATAAGTCCATTTTTCGTTTATTTATAGTCCACAATATCCTGAATCGCAATCTTTGAAATCATCGTCAAACAAGTCCAACTGCAATTTATGGTTTTTAATCTTTTCGTAAGTTACTCCGCTTTTAAAAGTGCATCCGTTTTTTTGTTCCATACGCACAAACCAATTAAACTGCTTCTCGTCTCTTTGGCTCATGTGCTTTAAGAATATCTCGGAGCGGTGAAAGCATCCAACACAATTGTTTTTGTAAGCAAAGCGCACAGGTTTATCTTGCCAGTAGTTCTCAACCGTGTCCTTAAATATGCCTGCTTCAATTAGCGGAAAACGTGCAGTTCTATACGGTAGTTCTTTCCATTTGTTACGTCCGTTCTTTTCTCCTACTTTAAATTTAAAGCTCTCGATTCCGTCAACTGCTCGCTCTATCATTGTTTTAGCTCGGCTCATTTCGTTGGCTCTAAATCCGATTCTCATCTCTACAGGTAGCTCCGTGTTTTCGTAGCACCATTGAGCAATAGGTTTAACTTTCATGTCTACGGTGCAAAAGCGAGTCATTTGATTAGGCAGGTAATTTGTGCCATTAGCCATCTTGTAAGATGCTATCACCTCATCAAAGGTTTTGTCGCTTAACCAAATAATCTCCTGCCCGATGTACTGCTCAAGGTCAAGCATCGTGTAAATGATTGTATCTTCTTCAAGTGTACCGATAAACTCCTTCCCGATCCTATCACTTACAATTTGACGTACTTTAGAATCAGGAAATAAAACCTTAACATCATCCGTTCTAACCAATGAAAACAAGTTGTAGTCAGCAGGGTATTTTGCAGCTATGTAGCTAGATGTCTTACCTCCGCTTAATGAGTTAACTGTATTCATTTTAAAAAGGGTTTTGGTTTGCTAATTTACGGAGCTTTTCCGAAGTTGAAATTACATCTTTTGCAGATTCAAATGTTGTTTGAAATTCTTTTGGTCGGAATGGAGCTAAAGGATCTACTCCGTTTATTTGGAATCCAATACCTGAGTTAAACTCACATATCACAGGAAAGTCAATCTCCGTATGTTTTCCTCCAGTCTCCACATCTTTAACCTTTTCTACTTGCAACCAAGTTTTGTATTTATGTTCAGGATGTTTAATTAATCGGTGAATAACTAACATATCATCACAACGGTTTAAGAAAGCCTTACCACCTTCAATGTGGTCTTTTAATGGTGCTTTTAAATGACCTTTTAATGCGCCTTCTGCATACAAGTTTCCTGTTCTGCCTGATTCGGAGTTAGGGTGCGTGTTTATGTAAATTGTCATTCCCGTTTGATTAACAAACTGCCTTGCTCGGTTCATAAATTCGTAGTTACCTGAGAAGCTCATCTCTCGGTCAAGTCCTGTGAATGGATCTATAAGTCCAACATCTGCTCCGCTATTCTTAAAAAGTTCGAGAATCTCATCAGGTTTGTAAAGTTTTGAGTTGTCAATAAACGTAAAGAACTGCTCCAAGTATGCAAGGTCTCCACTAATTTGCGAATGGCTCAATTTACTGAAGTGCTTGCCTCTATACATTTGAATCATATCTCGCAGGATTTGACCTTTCTGATTCTCACCTGACCAAATGCAAAAGGTTAGTCCGTGTTTAAGTGCAAGCGTAATAAAGTACCAGTTAATCCAATACGTCTTGCCGACATTGTCGTGTCCTAAAATGATGTTTAGTTGTTTAGGCTTAAATCTCAAATGCTCGTCTAAAAAGCAGTCAAGACCGAGTCCTTGTTTGATTTTACCATCTCGCACATCGAGTAGGTATTGTAGTGAGTCTCCTTGTTTTAGTAGCATCAGTTGTTTTTTAGTGCGGTTAATAATCTATCGTTTTCCTTTTCAATCCAATTAGCGTTAAATCCTTTCCAAGAACGCTCTACGCATTTTCTTAAAATATGGTTTCGGTCTCCTCCGTGTTTTTCTACTTGACTCATAAATGAGTTGAATGCAGTTTCAGTATTTACGGCTTTCAATTGTTTACGAACTTCCATCCATTCAAGAGATAACTTTTCGTCAAATCCGTTTTCAAGTAGAGAAGCTAAAAAGCTATATTTATTATTCTTTTCATTCTTTTCATTCTTGTTTGTTGTTAGTTGTTTGTTAGTCACTTGTTGATTGTTTGTTAGTGGCTTGTTAGTCTCATCGTTTTCATCTTGGTAACATTCATATTTTGAGATAGTTACGATAGTAAATTGGCTTGTTGATTTTACTTCAATTTCGTTAGTCTTTTCTAACTTTTTTAAAATGGTTCTAATCGTTTGAATTGATATACCAGTAGCGTTAGAAATGTTACCTAAAGACGAAATGAACTGACCTCTTTTTACTTCAATGCCTTGCCACTTACCATCCTTATGGTTAGCTTTTAAAAGCATATACATAAACAAGTGAACTGCCTCCGATTTATTAAACCATTCCCACTCCAAAAACTTGCGATGTATTTTAATCCATCCTGACATAAAACTCTTTTAAAATTTGAATCAAATCAGCAACCTCTTGTTTTTCAAATGTTAAATTTGAATTTGGTTCTAAAATTAATTTACCTGTCATCTTTCCAATAGATAAAGTAAATTGCTCCTCGTTCAATGTTTCGTACAATTCTTTTTTAATCATTTTGTAATTTTTAGTAATAAAAAAACCCCTGCATATCCACGAGGCTCGACGTTCGTTTCAATACAAGGGTTAATAATTCCTTTTGAGTTTATGGTGTCGAGCCAACTCTCCTACAAATATAACGTATAACTTTCAAAAAGGTTGCTTTAGCTATAAATTATTTTCGTATTTACCTAATTTTATGTGTCTCTGAATCTTCTTAAACTGCGTGTACGTTTTTGCCTTTAGAACGTCTTTTACCAAGTCAGGTGAATCATCGTAGTAAGGAAGAGTTGCACCGTATAAGACCTCATCTATTCGCCTTGTAGCTATCTTGTAGTCTTCGTATCCAAACCGATGTAAGTCTTCGTGTTGACGTAGTCCGTGCAGGATAGTAGCGTGATGTTTACCGCCAAACATATTTCCAATTTCAGTTAACGTGTAGTCAATTTTGCGCAGTTCGTTGTAAAGGTAGTACCTGCGATATATGTAATCTCTGCTGCGGTTCTTTGATTTCAAGCCGTATTCATTGATAAGGCTTTCTATAAGTTCTACTTTTGTCATTTCGGTTCTATTGGTGTTACTATAAATTTTCCGTCATTGTATCTGCCTGTTACAAGTAAGTCGTGTTTCTTCCAATAGGCTAAAGACTGTGAGGTGAGTATCCATTCCTGAACTACTGCCAGTCCTATTTTGTATGTTAGTTTGTATCTCATAGCTTTTCTAATTCGTGTTTTACTTCTTTCCAAAAATCCAAATGATGTACATATAAAAAAATTGTATCGTTTTTAAGTATCTCATCAACGGCAATCAATGCGCAATATTTAGCAGCATCATTGCTAATACCACATTCATCGCAAAATAAATCAACGTTGTATGTTTCATCAACGCAAAGGTATTTTTCTACTAATTGTAATGCTTTTTCTTTAGGTGTCATAGCTCTTGCATTTTAATTTCACAAATTCGATTGTATAGATCGTGGTTAAACGAGTTCCAAAAACGATTTACCTGATAGTTGTTAAATGAACCACCAAGTCCCCTCATCGTTGTACTTGGCAACGTATGCGTCTTCAAAGTAGTTTTGATCGTAGAGCTTGGCGAGGTAGTTATCGCAGTCTTGCGTTTGTTTGATTGTAAGAATTTCATTGTAGTTCTTTTTAGTTATTTTGTAATTATCGTAAGAATCGTAAATTTCTATTTCGTATTCAGCTAGGATTTCTCCGTTGGTTTCGGTATCACCCTCGTCGTGCAGCGTGACCATTAAGTAGACAAGATCGTGTCCGCTTTTCTTGTAGACTTCAAAGTCTTTAATTTCAGTTACTATCATCTTATTTAAATTTGTCGTTATAAACGTGGTTCATGTAATTGTCAAAAGACGGCTTTAGTTCGTAGGTCTTTTGCTTGTAGGTTTGGTTATTTCGTGTTTTGGCATCTAGAACAGGATATGTGTTTGTACTGGCAAGCCAAATAAATAAACCGAATCCTAAAACTGCGATAATTCCACCGCCTAAAATCTGCTTCTCGTCCGTGTTCAAGTCCTTAAACAAAAACGAATACTTCTTAATTGTCTTCATTCTCAAAAATTTTATCTTTTAAATTACACACTGCGCTCCACTCTGCGCCAAATCTTTTAGTGGTTTGGTCTTCGTATCCGTAAACTCGTTGAGCATACAGGTAGTCTTCATAAAGCTCTCGCTCTTCGTTGAAGATTAGTTCTAAAATTTCGTCTTTTGTCATAGCGTTATTTATTTAAGTAGTTATCAATTTTTACAATCATCTTGTCAATTGCAGTTAATGAATCTAAGTGACTAAATGTTCCAAACATCATAGAACCATTTAAATAAGCTACTGCAGTAGTAGCGCCACCGTCTTGAGTTGTTTCAGTTACTTCGAAACCTTTGTAATTAATTGTTTTCATAGCGTTTTTGTTAAAAGATTATATGCAAATATATACACTATTCTCAACGTACCAAACTTTTTAACATATTTTTTTAACATTTTTTTAGATTCCTTTATTCTATAAGGGTTTCAGGCGCAAACTTTTTTACAAATAATTTATTATCGGTTTGGATTTATTCAATTTTCGTAAGGTTTTCGGTCAAGTTTTGTGACATTCAAAACACTTAATGCTGGTGAAATACGCTTAATAAAGTGTCATATAAGGTACAAAACACCACTTTAAAGTTCGTTTTAATACCCGTTAAGGTGCAATATAGTGTGGGTTTAGTCGGTTTATACCCGATTAGGTACGCAAATAGTTGCAAATATCCTATTATAATACGAAAAAAGCCTCCGATTAAGAAGGCTCTTACGCTATGAAGTCACAAATATATTTAAAATATATGGCTAATTCTACAAATTTGTCCGTGTTTTTTATGGTGCAGGAATCCTTCGATAGCTTTCGGAGCGTGCTGATAGCCGTTGCGGTGATGCCAGCTATCAGTTCCTGATGCCGAGCGTAGTGATTCTACGGTTACTCCCTGATAGTCTTTAGAGAGCTTGTGGTGAACGTGATGCGTATAAACGTACCTGTGCTTAGTCAAGCTCCAATCCATTGGAAACTCGGTAGCCAACAAAAGCGGTAAGTCCTGCTGCTTCGCTCCATCTCCGTGAGTAGTTCCAATTAGGTTCTCTCCGTATCTAAAAGCCTTCCTATGTTGAAGAGAGCAGTCGAAAGTAATGTTTGTAGCCTGACGAAAATGTGTTTTGATAACATCCGCAAGAAAGAATCCGTGAGTGTAATCATGGTTAGAAGGATTGAACACAAAATGCACATCAGCAACCACGATAAGTTTTTCAAGAATTTCAACATAAAGTTTTTTTGCTATTAGAAAATTAGTGTACCACATTCCATCCGTGTCTTGTGGAGTTCCTGCGGTTGTAGTTCGTTTTGGAGTATCTATGTGTAAAATGTCGTTACCACCAATAAATAGAATCTTATCTATATGAAAGCCTGCGGACTTATCTAAGATGCCTTGTACGCCCTCTAAAACACGCTGAACGGCTATTTGAGTGTTGTACTCTTCTCCTGTTTCAAACGCATCGCATAGTTTTCCTATGTGTATGTCAGCAGGATCTATAACTAACAAGTGTGCTTCTTCGCTTTGGGTTCGTGTTATGGTAGGATAAGACGGGATATACTCAGCCAAATCTGCAATTAACTGGTCTTTAAATTCGTTGAAATGATCAACCTGACCGTTAAAGTTTGGATTTTTAAAGAATAGTGATGCTTCTTTGTTTTTTATCCATCCGTGTTTTACATCCTTTTCGTCTAACCCTAAGGAGTTAGCTTCTTTCTTTATGGCTCGGTACTGATTTAAAATCTCTGCTTCGTCAGCTT